CGAAAGCGCTTTTCGAAATGGAACAAACCTGAACTAGAAAATGATATCGACGTGGTTAAAGAATATTATGGCTATAGCAATGAAAAGGCTCGCCAAGTTTTACCGTTACTCTCATCTTCACAGCTTTCAGAGTTAAAGATAAAGGTGAATAAAGGTGGAAGAACAAAATAATATAGAGTGGACTCCAGCGACTATGCTAGAAGTTACACTGAACGAACCTGACGATTTTCTCAAAGTGAGAGAGACACTTACACGAATAGGTGTTGCATCCCGTAGAGACAAAAAACTATTCCAATCATGTCATATACTACATAAACAAGGAAGATACTTTATCGTCCATTTCAAAGAACTATTTCTATTAGATGGAAAAAAATCAAACTTTGAATTAAATGATCTAGAGCGCAGAAACACTATCACAACACTCTTAAGTGATTGGGGACTAGTGGCCATGGTTAAAAGAGAAACACTTGAGTGTGCTCCATTACGCCAGATTAAGATCATACCATTTAAAGAAAAAGATCAATGGGAGCTTTGTCCTAAATATAATATTGGAAAAAAAGCTACTATTTAAGGAATATCAGAATTAACTGATATAAATAACCGTGCATGCGGCATACGCCGGTGCATATTACTATCTTGCTTTTCACAAAGGAGAAAAAAATGACAGGCATACACACATTCTTCCCCCGTAGTTCATTCGTCGGATTTGATCATTTATTCAAAGAACTTGAATATACGACCAAACATTCGAACGATCACTACCCTCCACATAATATAGTAAAAATCAGTGATGAAGCATTTCTCATTGAACTTGCTGTGGCCGGATTCAGTGAGGACGAACTGGAAGTAGACGTCAAAGAACGTACACTTACAGTCAAAGGGGATCATATTACTAAAGGTAGAGAGTTCATTCATCGCGGTATATCCACGAAGAAGTTTAGACGCACCTTCCGGCTGTCCGAATACGTAGAAGTACACGGAGCAAATCTCGTGGATGGAGTCCTAGCAATAGACTTGAAGATCGTCATCCCAGAAGAAATGCGTCCTCGCAAAATTAACATTGGTAACAGCGAGGAAACCAAACATGACACACGTCAGCAACTTAATGAAAAACATACTTAGGGCTTTAACCTGGGTTGGTCGATCAATAAAAGAAGGTAGACAACGTTCTGCTAATATGGAAATAGCTAGGATGTTACAAGAAACTGAATATCGTAATGAATCAGTTTATACCGTATACGCTGCATTAAATCGTCAAGATTTACGCAGTATCAGCAAATACCCTTCATGATTAAACGATTAATTAAATGGTTCAAGTTTCCTTCAATAGATCTTCACGAAGAGTACCTATCGAAATCAGTAGATATGTGCGACCTGGAGAGAAGGTTAGAAAAACTAAGATATAAATCACACATGGTGTGGTAATATAAATAAACGGGTAGACTGTAATGGTCTACCCATTAATTTCACAAAATCAAAAATAAATGTTTACATGTATCTAAATTCGTGATATAATAATAATATCACAGGAGATTATATGAGCTTTTATACCAATGTTACAAAGCTAGGTAATTCTATTCTCTATCGAGGATACAATGACTACGGCGAACCGATAACACACAAGTACAAATTCCAGCCTACTTTCTACGTACCTACGCGGGAAGAAACAGACTGGAAAGCCTTGGATGGTACGCCACTGATGCCTATGGAATTCGACGATATGAAGTCTGCTAAAGATTTCTATGATCGTATGAAGAATACCGCCGGCACTAAAATCTATGGTAACGAACGGTTTGTACAGCAGTTCATTACAAATAAATTTCCAGAAGAAATAAAGTTTAAGAAACGATTAGTTAATATTGTTAATCTTGATATAGAGGTTGCATCTGACGATGGCTTCCCAAGTCCTGACGTTGCAGAGCATCCTATCATTTCTATTGCATTAAAGAGTAGTAAGTCTAGTATCTATCATGTATGGGGCTTAGGTGACTATACACCTGCTGAAGGTGCACTAGTACAATATCGTAAATGTAATAGCGAAGAAGCCTTACTTGTAAGTTTTCTAAAATACTGGACAAATAACTATCCAGATATTATTACTGGTTGGAATGTACGATATTTTGATATGCCATATCTTATTAATCGTATTGCTAAGATTGGTACATTTGCCGCAGCTAAAACATTATCACCATGGAAATGGTTACGTGAAGGTCAGGCTAAAGCAATGATAGGTGGCACTCAGCAATACTATGAAATATATGGTATTCAAATAGTTGATTACCTAGAGACATTTAAAAAGCTTGGCTACTCATACGGTCCACAGGAATCATATAGACTAGATCATATTGCTTATGTTGTTGTAGGTGAAAAGAAACTATCATATGAAGAGCATGGTAATCTACATACATTATATAAGAACGATTATCAAAAGTTTATTGATTATAATATTAAAGACGTAGAGCTTGTTGAACGTATTGACGAGAAGATGGGTCTCATTGAACTTGTTATGACGATGGCATATAAAGGCGGTGTTAACTATACTGATGTTATGGGTACAGTTGCTATATGGGATTCAATCATATATCGTGAACTAAATAAACAGAAGATTGCTATACCTCCAAACGAAGAAAAGTTTAAAGGTCCATATCCTGGTGGTTATGTTAAAGATCCACAGATAGGATCACACGACTGGGTTGTATCATTTGATTTAAATAGTCTATATCCAAATCTTATTGTGCAATACAATATGTCACCTGAAACTCTTTTAAACAGCGCTCAAGGTGATGTATGTGTTGCTGCTAATGGTGCTGCATTTACGAAGAAGTTTCAAGGTATGCTGCCACGTATTATTATCAGTTATTCTGATGAACGTAAAGCTATCAAGAAAGATATGCTTACTGCAATGCAAAACAATCAACGTAATCCGTCTGATGAGACTGAACGTGAAATCAATCGCCTTGAGAACAGACAGATGGCAATTAAGATCTTACTTAACTCACTATATGGCGCACTCGGCAATAAGTATTTTCGATACTTTAATCAGTCTGTAGCTGAAGCTATTACTATATCTGGACAGTTATCTATTCTGACTGCAGAAAAAGCTATGAATTCAGAGATGAATAAAGTAATGAAAACAGATAAAGACTATGTTATTGCTATTGATACTGATTCATTGTATGTTAACTTTGGTCCACTTGTAGATAAGCTTAAACCAAAAGACGTTGTTAAAACACTTGATACAATATGCAATGATCATTTTACAAAGGCATTGAATAAAGCATATGATGAACTAGCGACTGAGAAGAATGCATATGTAAATCGTATGGTAATGGAACGTGAAGTGATTGCAGATCGTGGTATCTGGACTGCAAAGAAACGATACATTCTAAATGTACATAACTCTGAAGGTGTACAGTATGCTGAACCAAAGCTTAAAATCATGGGCATTGAAGCTATTAAGTCATCTACACCTGAAGTGTGTCGTAATAAGTTCAAAGAAATATTTAAGATGATTGTAACAGATACCGAAGAGAATGCTCAGAAGTTTATTAAAGACTTTAAGACGGCATTCAAAGCACTACCGCCTGAAGATGTATCATTTCCACGTGGAGTGTCTAAACTATCAGAATTTAGTGATAGAAAAACTATATATAAAAAAGCTACACCAATTCATGTACGTGGTTCTCTATTATATAATAAAGCAATCAAAGACAGTGGATTAGAAAAGAAATATGAGTTAATACAAAAAGGCGAAAAGATTAAGTTTTGTTATCTAAAAATGCCTAATATGATAAAAGAAAATGTCATAGCATTTCCACAGTATCTTCCACCTGAGCTAAAGCTGCATATGTATATTGACTATGACATGCAATTCAATAAAACATTCATAGGACCACTTGAAGACATATTTAATGCTGTTGGATGGAGTATCGAGCCAAGATTCAATTTAGAAGATATTTTTGGATAATAACTGTGTACAAACAGATAAAAATGTGCTATAATGTATCTATATAGAGAAGGAATAATAATGCAAAAACAATTAATAAAAGCAGTTCGAATGCATGCAAAAGGTGATCTTGAACGTGCTAAAACTAACGTGCTAGTTTATATGAACAATTCAACTGGTATTGGCGAACATTCTGATATAGTAGAAGCTATTCAGGCTGAGCTTGATAAGATGGCTATTGCAACTGATAGACTTGACATGATCGAAGAGATAGAATATGAAGTCGA